CCTGTACCTATCGCATTAATATCTCCAAAAAAAGTATAGCCCGCTGGAGAGTCAAAATATAAATCTGACGACCCACCCCAAATATAATTAGGATTTCTAATAATCCCATAGGCATCTAGGTATAATGGTTTGCCCCACATTCCATCAGAATCCCCATATTTTATTTCAAACCAATTCTCCCCACGCCCCCATGAGCCTATCGATGCAGCTATAGCTGCTGAAGCTAATTCATTGGCATTAATCACATAGTTTGTTTGTAAATCATACGATGTTGCGTTAAATTCCATCAAATAATCTGTTGGGCTCCAAAGCTTTTGTGCAACCGTTCCATATTCGAATTTTGCAATATCTCGAACTGTGTTATTTTGAAATAAAATCCCCTCCTCTGAGAAAGCTCGGACAGTATCAACGTGTAGAATTTGCACATTTAAGTTAACGTCAGTCGTTGCCCCTGTATAGGGGACGTAGCCGGCTAAAATAGAGCTGAGATTAAAAGATGGGTATCGTACATACTGACTCATAACATCTTACCGCTCACCCATGCGTTGATTGTCCCGGATGTCCCAGAGGTTCTTGTAAAAACAAGACGTAATTTAGGGAAAGATAATTGATTCAAATCAAATAGCCCATTATCATTTGTCGATGCTATTGAAATAGAAATAGGTGTACCGGTGTGATCTCGTAAAGCTTCCCATGAATTGCCCGTTACTGACCCCTCTACGGTTAATGTGCCTACAATATTGGCTGTGGTCCAAACCATCTCAATACAAATATTATCTTGCCATGTGATAGGAATAGCAGAGGAATTAAAAGACGCAGCAAGACTTTGGCTTGTGACCAGTTGATACGTCGGGATGACGTTCTTGCGAGCCACCTAGGTCTCCTTGGCAGTGACCCATACATTAAGTGTCCCGGTTCCACTGGTAACCGTATAAACTACACGCAGGTAAGCATGAGGGCAGCCAACGATAGTAGTACCAAATTCTCCGTTGTTAGAGGCAGGATTTGTGACAGCTGGGGAAGGGGTAACAGAAAACCACGTCCCAACGGTATTCGTTACAGGGTTGTAGTTATTTGAACATTCAATCGTAAATACCCCAATTGCACTCGCGGATGTCCACTTGATTTGGATGCCAATATTATCCAAGTATCTAATGTCACTTACAGAAGACGTAAGCGATGTGGTCATATTCCCGTTTGTGATGGATTGGTAACGATCAATAATATTTTTCTGAACAGCCATAAAACTCCTTTGTAAGGTTCAGGGTTATAGCCCTTAGAAATGTCTCTTCAGAAATGTCTTATTTTGAACTAATTCTTTGTGCTTCAGTTTGTAAACTTGGCAGATTTATTGTACCTGAAGTTTTTTGCGGTTGTACAGGATTTTTTTGGAATTTTTGTTGCATCATACGAATATTCTGAGGTTGTAAAGAATTGTCAAAAGTCTCACCCATGAGTAGCGATAATTTAATACGCGCTGAATACGGGATAGTCCCTTTATGGGATTGCACACTCTCAACCACTTTATTTTGAATTTGTTCAAATAGTTTTGGATAAATCTCTTTTACAGTCTCTACCGTTTCTTTCGATAACGTGCCATTTTCTAACTGATCGATCATAGATAAAGGATTCTCTACCGCTTTGACGCGTTTATTAAACTTAAACATTTCGGAGTCTGATGGCTTCCAAACTTGTCTGTTAAAAGGTCCGGGAATAGAGATTGGTTTAGGAATAGTGTTTTGTAAATATTTGGCAATCTGTACATTTTTTGCCGTTACCGCGCTGGCGATGTTCTCAGGAACTTGACCCGTCACCTGTGACATATGCTCGGAGGCCAACGAAGGATTTTCGTTAAACTCACCTAACTTTTCGTTCAATTCTTTGATCTGATCTTCATTGGATTTCTTTTCGCTTGACCCTAAAAATCGTTGAATTGCGGAGAGTGAAGAAGCTTCAAGTGTGGCTGGTGTGCGCTTAGTAATGAAATTATTTAATGCCTCTGGAATACGGTTTATTTTCGTCATAGAACGAGTTGCAGCATTAATGATGCCGCCATTGGTCACATAGGAATGTAAAAGAGTTTCTGAGGAAGGGGTAATAATATTTGTAATAGTTTGTAAGGGCTTGGCTAGATCAATCTTTCCAGCAAGATCAGCAATCTTTGCCGTAAGCGTAGGCTGATCCCCTTTTAACGCCCGTTCTGGAAACATTTTGGCATATACAAGACGATCATTGATCATCGTGGGATAGTCTTTGCCGCTGATCTTGGAAAAGTCTTCGATGTTTTTATACCAATTGGTTTGTTTGGGATTGAAAGAGATTGTGGAATACCCGCCCAAAGCCTTATCTTGAATTGGTTTTTTAATTCTGTTTTGAAAGGCGTTGTTAACGGAAAGCTGCTTATCAAGATTGATCGAAAGTTTTACCTTACTAGCGTAATCTTGCATAAGATCTTTATACGCAGGGCCGACTTTGTCTTTGAGTGAATTTGAAATACTCTCGGAATAATCCATCAAAACTGATTCAGGCATGGTAAAATCCCCACCCATTGGACTATTTAACTTGCGAAAAGCTGAATTATCTTTACGTAGCTTCTGCATATATTTTCTAAGCTGATTTCCTGTCAGGTCCTTATAAATCGGATTCTTTAAATCCCCACCAACAAGTCGCTCTTTATAATCCAGCATACGACGAATCGCTTTTGCTTCTTGCTCTGTAAACGCGCCCTCAGATTCAATTTGAGTTACGATGTTGTCAATCTTGTCGGCTAGTTCTTTGGTATTAACCTTAACTTTAGCTTTCTCAAGAGTCGCTGAAACTTTCTTTTCGATAGCTGGCAAATCTACATCCACAAATTTGTCGTAATCTTCTTTGAACATTTTTGGGATAGACTTCTCGGCAGCCTCATCCATCGAAGGGGTCGCTTCCATTCGTTTAATATTTGCTTTGGTATAAGCAATATCTTCTGGTGTTTTCTTTGTGAGAACGGAGACTAAATCATCAGTTTTACTGGTTTCATTTACAGTTTGGTTTAAGTTTTTCGCAGCGTTTAATCCTTCACCTTCAAGCGAGCTTTTACTAAAAGCCTTCGTTAATCTTGATCCAGCGGTTGAGAATACCCCACCTATCGAGCCAAGTCCTAACCCTAGTTTGCCGTTTGAAATTAATGTTTCCGCAGCGAGTTCTGGATCTCCATTGATTAAATGCGCCCCTGCTTGTGGCGCGGATACAATAGCCGATTGCACACCCATATTAGCAGCGTTCTCTAGTACGCGGGCTGCTAGATCAGAAGCTAAAGACTGTGCGCCACGTTTGATCCCAACCTCTGCAAGTCCAGAGGCTACGGCTTTTTCAGCAATGGTTCCTGCCTTAGAAGCACCTTTAAAAAGTGGGCCACCTACAAAGAGAGAAGTTCCGAATCCTGTCACACCTCCGATTGCATTAGCAATCTGATGATCATTCTTTACAGCGTCGTCTTTGAGTTTTTCAAGAGGGGTTTTGTACTTATCACCAATGATTCCCGGTACACCGAATAGTGCCTGATTAGCAAATTGATCTAGTCCTACTTTCACCGAGCCTGAAAGGGTATCGTTTTTCTCTACGTGTTCTCGTACGGCCTGCTCTAAAGGGCTTTCAATCTTAAAACCGCCTTGAGTGATAGCCTCTCTAATTTTAGTCGCTGGAATGGTTCCTGATTTTCCATCGGGTGAAATGACATTGATTAAGTCATTCGCTGCAAAAGCCGCTCTACCGCTTGCAATAGCCTCGTTTAGCTCCGCCTCAGGTAGTTGTATTTCTTCCCGTGTGGTTGGATCAAATATACGTGGCATTATTTTTTACGCTGGGTAAAGTTATAGGTTTGTTCAGCGGGGATAGGTTTAGCACCAAAGCGAGTGAGAATAGGTGTAGGTTTGGCTGAGGATTCTAGGATAGCTATAATCTGGTCCATTTTTGCATCAACTTGTGCCTCTGTATCAAATTCACTTGGTTTGAGATTTTTTAATCCTTTCATTACGTCCGGGTTTGTCATCCCTCTTGAGGCTAGAACTTTCATAACAGTTGGCAAGATAATCGCTTTCGCACTATCTTCCGCAGCCTCAGATTTGGAAAATGGGTTTAAATTCCCTGCCAAACTGGTTGCTTTAATTTTCTGAAAAGCATCCTTAATGGTTTTTTTATCCAATTCCAACTCTTCTAAAAATCCGCTTTCTTCCAAAGCTTTTCCTTGAAGTTCTTTAGGCACGTTTGCGTAAATCAGTTGTGTAGTTTGATCTGTGCTGGCCACTTTAGGACCGGAGGCTTGTGCAAACTGCATTTTCAAAGCTTGTTTTTGCTGTTCAATTTTTGCATTGGCTAAAATAGCATTTTTCTGAACCATTTCGCCTTTATACTGTGAAGCAATCTGATTTAATTTTAATTGAGCGTTGTTTAAATAGGCGAGTCTTGCCCCTGCCTCGGCCTGTCTCTGATCTCCAAAGGTCGCAAGTAAATCATTGTACACGCCTTTCGCCCCTGCGATCCCTGATTTTTGCTTGGCAAGGTCAGCATCTACAGAAGCTTGCATAACTTGCAAAGCAGAGTTTTGCGCGGTTCCGTCTGGAGCAGAACCTAAGAATAGCGCAATAGCTCCCAGTATCTTTCCGCCTGTAGACTTATTAGCAAACATCTGCCCCACAGTTGCAGGGCTTTTATCATAATCATCTAATTTTTGATTTAAAACGCTCATTTGTTCATCAAGTTTTTGCTGTCTTGCAGCTTCCCTAGCTTGATTTTCTTCCATCAACCGCTCTTGTTCTTTAACCATGGTGTCCATGTAAGTAGATTCGGCTAAAGCTTGTTTCTCGGCTGTTTTGGCAATCTCAAGATTCGCTTTCTGCTCTTTATCAAATGCTGAATATATCCCAGCTAAAGGATCTTTGGTTTTTATAGGTGTGTTAGGATCAACACCTGTACTTAATTTTGCTGGTTGTTTAAATACAGATGGATCATATGAAAGTCCCGCGGCTGCCCGAGCTTGTTGAATTACAGCCGGGTCTGATTGCATTTCGGTTTCTCGCGCTAGTTGTGCCTCTGCTTTTTTATTTAAATTAATCTGACGTGCTTTTTCAATCAATTCCAGCTCTGATATTGGTACTGTTTTAGGTTGTCCATAGGCTACAACAACGCCCGGATCTTTCATTCCTTGGGGAATTTGTGCATCACGTTCTTGGGCCAATTGATTCTGTGCATCCCATTCAAGACGTTGCTCTGGTGTTGTATCAGGAAGAAAATCTAACGTCTGCGTTGGATCTGGAGAAGTTAAACGTGAATATTGATCTGGAGTAATCGCATTTAAATCTAATAATTGCTGTGCTTGTTCTAGTTTAAGCATTAAGAAGCCCCCGCGATAGCCTGCCCTGCTTTAGATAAGAAACCAAGTCTTCGACCCATTGCAGTTTCATAAGCAGAGTTATTGCCGGATTCACGAGCCATACGTGCGGCTCTTTCTTGTTCAGCGAGTGCCTGTGCCATGTTTTGATAATTAAAGCCCCCTTGCATGCCTAGGTTGGCTTGATTGCTCATTAAATTACCAGCCATGCCATAAGCCTGACCTTGTGCTTCACGCGCTGCTATTTCTTGGTTTATCGCGTCCATTTGTTCTTGGAGTCTTAGTTGACCCGATTGCCCAGCGGCTTCTTGATTCATTCCAGCTACGTTCTGACCCATTAAACGAGCAGCCATGGCAGGATTATACCCTTGATTACTTGCGGCTATTCCTGCTTGATTCTGAATGTTACGATTTGTGGCTTGCTCTAATTGCATTTGAGCCAATGAAGGGCCTTTTCCTTGCCCCATATCCGATAACCGAGAAATAAGGCCACCATATCCAGCGGCATTGCGATTAATATTTTTCCCGGCAGTATTCATACCCCCAAAACCAGTTTCAGCACGTTTATTATAAAAACTAGATCTATTCCGATCCTCCGCAAATTGCTTTTGAAAGAAAGGGTTTTCGTATGCGTCTGCATTTACTTCACGAGGATCAAGGCCTAAAAGTTTTCTTGCTGGTGTGATACCAGTTCCATACCCTGCTACTTTTTTTAAAATTCCGAACATTGTAACCTCCCTGTCATTTTACATTGTAAAAAAATAAATGAAAATAAAATCATGCTGCGCTCGTTGAAAAAGAATTGTTCGCGGCCATCTTCGCCATGGTACCCTTCACGCCACACTCAAGCGCGATGGTGCATAAATTAAAACCTTCGGCAAAATCACTTAAATAATATTGATTGTCTGTAAAAGAGAAACGAACGGATTCGCATTTCTGTCGCGTCATGTGTGTTTTGAATTGATACAAGGGATATTCGCCACCGTACGGAGTACCCGATCCATACGGAGAATCATCCCCGTAAGCTGAAATGACATACTTAGAATCAATATCGACTTGCCCAAATTGTTGAAAATACGGATTGTAATCATAACCGATAGACACATCCATTTTGTGAGGGCTCTTGTATTCCCCTAAAAACGCCATTCTATAAATACGCTGGAATCCTTTTACGCCTGCAGTAGCAATCCATGCCGTCGTAATCTTCATCGGAATAAATAAGTTATTATCTTTGAAATGATCCGCCTCTACCCATACCTCGCCGCTTGGACGTAGCATAACGAAGGTATCTTTCCAGACCGCCGTGTCCTCTGCCGTGTGGTTGGTAAAGGTCCCCCATTGCTGAAAATAGTAATCATACACCAAGGCCGTATCATCGTTGGTCACAAATCGAATTTGATTCTTTTTAGGGATTGAACTTGCAGCGGTTAATAGTTTGTCATTGTTATTCTCAACCGGCGCTCCAATATATGAGACTTGCAAAGATCGATTCAGTAAATAAATCCCTTTTGGAGATTTGAATGTAAGACCGTCTGGAGTTGAGATAATCGAGTTTTGATTTGAGCAGCCTGTATCTGTTGTGACCAACACCGGCTCTTGGTAATCACTTTGAGTTCCAAGTGAATTAGGCCCTTCCCCTGCAAAAGCGTAAATCGCAGAGTTTTTGAAAAATAATACGTAGTTGTCCATCACGCCCAGACCCGTAATAGGCCCACCATCGGAGTTAACACGACCCACTAGAAAATCTGAAAATTCTACAGGGCTATTCTTTCCCCTCGTTTTTGAATACCAAAATTCCAAAGGATCTTCTAACCCGCTCAAGATAATACGGTTTTTATAGGCCACAACGAACGATGCCGCCGGTGGTGCGATATTTTCCAATACACCGCCTGTGGTGTAAAGTAGTGTATTCCCAATGATCGACGCATCCGCTAACGTATCCGCAAATGTCACGGTATCTGTGGTTGTAGAGTTAAACGTCGGCGAAGCCACAGATGAAACTTGATAAAACTGTGTTCCATTAGCCTCTGTTCTGTAAACAACAATCCTAACATTTTGTTTTTGTGTGATTCGGAGTGTCGGAATCGTCAACGTGTTTTTATTCGTGCTTGTACCTGCCGGCACGACCTGAGTTACCGGAATAGATGGTGCGGAACGGTGAAGTTCTCCTAAGTTATCCGTCCATTCATAACATACCGTATATTGATATGTTCCCGGGGCTAAAAATCCCGTCGTGGTCATGGTTACACATGAAACATTTTCTGGGTAAATATGAAACCCGTGTTCTGTGATAAGAGCCCCGTCATAAGAAGACGGCACCCCTCCAGCAATAATAAGCTGCCCTAATTCTACGTTTTGAAATTTATTCTCACTTGAGAAATTAATCGTAGAGCCTGTAATGCCGGTTAATGAGTAGATTGTGCCTGTATCGGAGACAAGTTGAGTCTTGATCTGATTTGGAAATAAAAACGTCGTAGAATCAACCGCAGGTACCAAGGTTAAGTTATTCCCCGTGATCACCGTTCCACCAACAGAAGGATTGATCTTAGCTACTACGTTGTTTTGTTCTGAAACTGTAAAGTACGTCGCCTGTAAAGTAGAATCATGAACTACATTGACATAACCTACCCCAGAATACTTAAATGCTTTGGAGGCCAGTCCCACAGATCGCAAAAAGTCTGCCGCTGTTCCTATCGCTGCCGCCGTTGTAATCGTATTGGTTTTAACCAAGTGGTTATATGTGGCTGCTGCCGTGATTTGATAGAAAACCCTCGCTGTGGTCCCTGTAGTAAATCCTGTGATCTTATTAGCGTTAGCAATCGCCTCAACCGTTGTTGTTGCTACTATCGCTACCATATTGTAGTTATACGCAGCTACAGATACGTTGACGTTGTTGGAGAATCCGAGCCATAGATTTTGAGAATCATCTGTCCACAGTCCTAGGCAGTTTAAAGCAGAGTTAGCTAGAGTCGTCGCGCCTGATATAGCAAAAAGATTGTCGATTGTACGAATGAGAATGTTCCCGCCTACATCAAAGTAAGCCACAAAGATTTTTGATCCGATGGCAATACAATCAAAATTAGGTACCGCGTTCATGTTGGTTGTGACAATAACCTTCGCGCCTAGTGTGAGAGGCGTACCAAAAGAAATAAGTTTGTAGTTTAATGAAGTGTCGGCGGCTAGTGTGTAAAAGATAAAAAAGTTGTTTTGAAAGGCTACGACAATTACGTTTGTTGCCAATGCGTCGATGAGTGCATCATTCACTAGAATCGTGCCGTCATGATTGGTTAATGTGTACCTCGCTCCACCTCGAGTATCTTCCCATGCGGTACACGTAAGCCCGCTTAAATAATCCGTGGATGGGTTGGTCTGAGAATACGAGTTACGCACAATCGGAGTTGATTCAATGATCGTAGCGGTTAAAAACCCCTTATTTTTCCATGACTCCGTTGCTTCTGAATAGGAATATAGATTCGTACCTGAGTATAGGTTTAATTCGTCCTTGAATACGCCCAAGGCCTCACCGTTTGTAATGGTACCACCATCTTCAATGCGCGTGTTTAAAACGTCATACCCGTTACGTTTATTAATTCGTCCAGCTTTGGTAAAGACACCGTTTTCTAGCTCTAATAACTTAGAAGGCAATACAAGCTTATCATCGGTCTTTTGGTCTAGACCGTCTGTAAGAAGGATAGGAATTGTTTGTTTTTGTAATGCCATTCTATGCGTATTCCACGATTGGTACACTAAAAAAAACTCTAATAGAATCACCAGAATCCAATGGTGTGGGGTTTATGTTAGTAACAGGAGATATTATCAAGTTTGAACTTGCACCTGTTGATGGTGTCATTACTGCAACAGCGGTAGTTGTTGTGTTATGTACGTCTAAACTTCCAACAACTGAACCGTTAACCCATAATCCATATCCATATTTCTGGGCAAGAGATACGCCTAAAGTTTTTGCTGTGTCAATTGTATGCCCTGCTGGCAAATTTATTGTTAATGCCGTTGCTGCTGTTGGAACACCCGAAAATGCCAGATTTACAATAAATTCTCCAACATCCCCTACTCTTCTATATTTCCCCGTGTAGGTTGTATTTGTCGCCCATGAACCTGTGGGTGTCCAAGATGTTGCACCCCAGTTTGTTATGTTTTTAACCGAGGTTAAATTTTTAAGAAGTTGCGCTTCAGGGAGTACGCCTAAAAGCCATTTAGAAGTTCCGTCTGATGTGAGTCTTGTAGAACCGTAGTTAATATTAATAACCGCAGAAGTAGCACCATCAATGGTATCCGCACCAGCGCGGTTGATTGTTATATTATTCGTGGCTGCTTGACCTGTAGAGTCCTTAAACTCATAGAACCGTCCCGCAGCGACAGCGTTCGCGGCTGGTAAGGTGTAAGTAACCGAAGATCCCGTATTGGTATCTAGGAAAGAATACGTATCCCCTGCTAAAATGGTCTTGTTTGAATTGACTGCCAATCGTTCAAACGCTCTTGCAATGGTAGAACTTGAAGACTGTACCGAGGCACCAGAGGTAATCTGTACCGCTGTGCCAGATCCGTTGTTATAGTATAAATCCCCTAGCACAGAATACACCGAACGCACATCTGCTGCGGATAATGTCGCAGCCTGTGAATTAAGCGCAACCGTTCTTACCAAAGTAAGATCATTGGACTGCAAAGAGAGATCAGCGTTGATATTTAATCCGCTTGGTGTGATTTTAACCCCTTTACCCGTAGAGTGATCGTGTGAATCTACCAAAGTTAACGCCGTATTAAGTTCACTAGCCCATAATGGCCCGAGGGTTGCGGATACGGTCGGTAAAATTAAAGTCATGTTCGTTGTTGCCATTTATTCCCCTTGTAAAAATTCTTCTACGTAAACGATTCCTACAGATCCGGCCCCTCCGGCTCTTGCGGCTGTACTTGCGCTAGCGGTTGCTCCAGTACCACCAACCCCATAAGGGTCTGGTTGAGTTCCTGCAGAGGTTGCCCCCGGTCGAATCCCACCACCAAAAAAAGAAGATCCAGACAATCCAACGGCTAATACAGAACCAGCCAATACCCGGCCATTGGTACCACCAGTCCCACTAAAATTTATATCCCCGCTTGTCCCGATACCACCGTTTCCTCCACTACTGGCAGCATTGCCGGTCGTGTTCGCACCACCCCCGCCCCCTGTACCTCCAGTAGCTTGACAATGTGTTCCAAAACTTGATGTACCACCTGTTCCGCCAGCATTATTCCCTGCGGCAGCTGCCGTACCCCCTGCACCAACGGTAACTGATACTGTTCTACCCAAATCTTTAGCTAAAATAGTTTTAATAGATGTACCGCCTCCGCCACCGTTTGCCGCGTTCGCACCTTCACCAACTCCAGTAGCTGCGGAGCCACCACCACCGCCACCACCACCGATAACTGTGACTTTTACAGCAACCAAGTTCTCTGGTTTTGTCCAAACAGCGTTAGCTGAATGAACAATTGTGTTAACAGTAATCGGGATTTTTTTTTGTTCGACTGAAATCTGCGCAAAAGCGCGCGTGACATTATCTTGAAACAACGACGCCGGTTGATCAGTTTGATCTACTGTTTTGAAATTAATGGGCTTAATATCCATCAAATCCCCATCCATTTCGCCATCCTGCATGTACATCTGTGACACGTTCAGGATCTCCAGCGTCACGATTAGAAGCCATCGCCTCAATACGTGCCAAAACTTGCTGTTTCTCCATGATTAAAACTTGAACGTCAGACTCTTCTTTAACTAGGCATTTAATAGCTGCGTCAATAATCACATATTCCGACCAACCATTAAAATCATCCCCATCAACCTGAACCACAGATCCAGTTAAAAAGGTGGCCGCTTGTGTTATTTGGGTATTGGTACCAGTTCCGCTAACATCTACCGAAACCAGCGCAATCGCTGCGGCACTTGCTTGAATGGCTGTTAAAATCTGAGTTGCTGTAGATACCCCTGATTGAATGGCAACCGAAATCGCGTTGTCTACAACCGTCACCACTTCCGCCCCTGCGGTTCCTGTGTTGGTGTACTCAATTGAGATTAAATTGCCATCTGAGTAAATATCTTGCGCGACGTAGTATAAATCCTGAATTGTAGTTGATCCTACCGTGCCTACAACCATATTTTGACACAATGGTATGTACCACATGCTATAGTCACCCGCTGCGATAGACTCAGGTAAAAGATTTATAAACCCGCCCATAATTCTATATTGTGGACGTAACCATCCGTTTAGTCCTAGTCCTGTAACACGATTCGCTTTACCACGTTCGCCAAAGTTCCATTTGGTTAGCGGAATAAAATTATCCACACCACCTAACATTTGATCTATCCCTCTGAGTTTATAAAAATCAGTTGGAAGTGCTTGCGTAGAACCTGATGAAACCGTGAAAAGCAGTTGACTAGAGTAGTAATCTTCAAAACGGCTCGTTACCAGATCATAGAGTTCTTTATAGCTATTATTGATATAGCCATCTAGTTCAGTATCAGTAACGAACTGACTAAACTCCATATCTGCCCTTTGCCGTACCGATGTTCTCAAAGACGACAATGTGATAGCCATATTACTCCGTACTTACTTTATTAGCTTCATCCCCTGCTGATGATTGAGCAGACGCATTTAGGATCTGATCATTATACATTTGATAATGATTTTCCAACGCCTTTGACAATCCTTCTGCATTTCCCGTTCTGATTGAGCTTAAAATAGCCTTTGCATGAACGTGCATTGGATTCTCTTCTTGCTCCTTCTCTACATCAGGCATCATTTTTACAATGCGGCTCGCGATGTCCATTATGCCACCGTTGAGTTACGAAGAAGTGCTGTAAAATGTACTACTGTTGTTGCTGCTGGGTTTGTTGCTGTTGATCCTGCTAAAAGCTTTATAATAATCGTTTTAGCGGTGACAACATCAGTTGAAACAATTTGAGGTACCAAATCAACCGCAGTGGCCGCTTGAACCGTAAATGTAGCGCCGAGTAATGCAACGTAAGAATCTTGAAGTGTGATAGTAAATTGTCCCGTACCTGAATTCGCAGCACTCCATCCAATACCCTGAAGCTGTGAGTTAACCGCACCACCAGCAGCAATTTGGAATTGCCCACCGATAATTTTGATTCCGTGATTTAATGCTTGAACTCTACTAAAATTTCTGTTTGCGATATAGTTACCCTACTTTCTTTAGTTGCATAACAACTACATTGGATTTGACCGCCAATTCGGGATTAAGATACTTAATTAAATTCTGTGCTGATTCAACACTATCATTCAAATAACCAACTGCGAGATTACATTTCATACACAAAAGTCCTCTAACTTCTTGTGTTTCATGATTGTGATCTACAGCTAGTCTTTTTGAAATGTCTTGTTGGTGAGTTGAACAGATTGCACAACAACCATTTTGCTTACTAAACATTTCATTATACTTGTCGATAGAAATGCCAAATTTATTACGAAGATTGGTAGCTTTAATATCCATTCTTCGCTTTTCACTTGTAGCGTAATGTTTTCTATTCAATTCGTTATTCCTATCGCGTCGTTTTCGCTGGTAAACCAATCTGCAATCTTTACACTGAAACTCATACCCAGCATTTTGTTTTGGATACTTACCCAATCGTTGCTTTTTATCAAAAGCCTCAAAAGGTTTTGTATCTTTACACTTTCCACACTGCTTCATAATTTATCTCCTTTTTTTCTGGCCCGTTGAAACTCGGGGCAGCTATTTTGGGGTGTTTTTACTGTACACCCCTTAACAGTTTAAAGGTTACTGTCCTACTGTTGAATTTCTCAAAAATAGTACAAAGTGTACAAGTGTTACCGCACTTGGTTCTGTAGCTGTTGCAACTGCTAGTAATTTCATAATTACTGTTTTTGCCGAAACAACATCTGAAGATACAAGTTGTGGTTTAAGATCTACCGCTGTAGCAGCTCCTACAGTAAACTGCGCGCTTATGAGACCAACGTAGTTATCTTGCAACGTAATCGTATATTGACCAGTTGCACTTTTTGCTACTTCCCATCCCAAACCTTCGATCTTTGTCGCAGCACCGCCAGAAGCAGCAATGGACCAAGAACCCGCTACCATTTGGACAGCGTGGTTTGTCATTGTTGGTGGTTGATAGCCTAATATCTGAGGCATAATATTTCTCCTTTTCGGTATTGGGGGCCTAAGCCCCCGTTACCAATTTAATTAGATTTGAATGTTAACGTTATAAGCTGGAGCCTTGCAACCAAGGTTTCCGTACATACCGTACCGAACTTCCACACCGTCCGCAGTTGCTTGTCTAAGCATTTGCAAACCGTCTGTATCGATGACTCGTACAGCCTTACCCAAGGTGTAAAGTTTCCACATTGGGAGACTTACTCCAAAGATTCGGTTAGATGGGCAGTTTTGGTCAGGGATACAATTAATCGGACCGCGTGGGCCGTTAATCATAACACCACGGAAAGCGATCTCAGCGTTTACTTTCAAGTCCACATACTGAACCTTAGATCCCAATGATTTCTCAAGTGATCCGTAAGTTGCATAAGACATGAAGTAATCGGTGAGTTTTCCACCTTCACGAGCTACTTGCACCGCACCGTCGATCAATACTTCCTCAATCGGGGTTCCAGTTCCAACAATACGCTGACCTGCCAATCGGGTTGCGTCGATGGTTCTATCTACACCAAAAAAAGCTGTTGCTGTCGGGGTTGTTGCAGGAATCCATGCTTCCAAACCAGACAAACAAAGTCTCGATGGGGTTGCAGAGTCTTGTCGATCACCTTGAATAAAGATGAAGTCTTGATCTGTAATACCAGCAATTGTGTTTGTATTGACATTTACTGTCATGGTTCCAGAAGCTCTATTAACAGCCGTTACATACAATGCCGCACCTGCCGCACGAAGTGTATTCGCACCAGCACTTGCAGAAAACACAAGAGCTTGCCCAACTTCAAAGTTGGTGATCTGACTTGTGTTTGTGAGTGTTAAGGTTGTTGATGCACCGGGAGCAGAGATTTGACCGATTGATCCAAAACCGTCGCCGTACATCTTAATAGCGATTGATCTTGAAAGTGAGTTGATCGCACCATCAATTTCGGTTGTTGCCGCTTCCATGAAAGCATTGGCGTTACCTTTAGAAGCTTCAAGTGTTTCATTGTCGATATTGGCAATGGAATAATCTTTAGCTCTTGTAAGTGTGAATGATTCAACAAGTGAAGCTGTAGCAGCACCACGCGCTTGAGCGTTGATGAATGTTGCAGATCTTCCTTGTGGGTTACCATAGATCAATGGAATTGGTAGATTACGACCACCAAAGTCTTCCATCTTGGAAACCATCGCTAGAAATGGATTGTCTTTATAAACTTCGTTCATCACCGCTTCATCGGTGTAATGCTCTTTTAAAGCCGCATCAAAGCTTGTCATATCGAGTGACATATATGAATCTCCTTGGAAAAAATTATTTATTAATTCCCAAGCACAGATTCCGTAAATGTCTCATTGAATCAGCTAATGTCTCTTAATAGCTAGGTTATTTCAATAGTGAATGACTATAAAAATAATGTCAAGTGTTTATTCAGTCCAGCGCAATTTACTTGCCATCCGCGCACACTCTTGTTTCCAAGCTTTGTGTTTGGCTATAGACCATTTGTAATTTTCCCTATGCTTTCTCCATCGAGAGTTCTGAAAAAAGAAATACAACCGATACTTAGTATAATACGGGATTTGCCAACCTAATCGCCTATAATGCCATTGAATCTTTTCAATAAAAGATTTCTCTTTGTACCATTTTTCAAAATCAAACATATTCTACTATTTTTTGAATTTTAGCTTTTTGATTCTGTTTATATTCTTCACTAAAAGAATCAAAGTATTGGCAAGTGACTTGCCCTGTTTCACGATTAACAGCCTGAACTTCCAGCAATCCCCCATAAAGACAATAAAATTGGTCACCAATATTCAAAAAAATCTCTTTCTTTTCCTTAGTTTTCATTATGTATATTTTAACATTGATGCCGCGCGAGCCAATCTTTGCTCTTTTGTCTCACGAGCTGGCGGAACAGATGTCGATGGTGTCATGCTATTTGAAAGCGTGGGCGAGTCCTTCTTTACGGGTTGTGCAACAGGATATTTTGTTTTGTATTTGTTGGTACTTAGGTATATCTCAGCTTGGCTTTCTAAGAACTTCTCAACCTCAAGCGCTGCCTTATCACTTGCGAGTATTTCGCCTGTTTTATTAAAGTATTCGTTGATCACATCAATCACAAGATTGTAGCTTTCATACTTATTTACAAGTTCAAACTCTTCCTTGGCTTTTACTTCTGCCGTGGTCTTTTCCACAAACGCTTTAAAAGCCGCTTGCTTTTGATCTTCTGTAGCTTTGGTACGTTGTTCTTCCTCCGCCTTCTCTTTTGCGATTAGGCGCTGTTCTAGGGCCTTAATTTGGTCTTTTACATCAGGTTCCTTCTTGCCTTCTAGCTCTTTGATCGCAAGTTCCATTCCCTGTTCAAAGGTTAATCCCATATTCTCAAATGTTTTAAGAATAGATTTCTCTTGAATGGTCTTTTCTAGTGGGCTGAGTTTGGTCTCTTTCTCTTTAAGTTCTTTTTCCCTTTTGGTGAGATACGCTTCTTTTTTACTTATCGCAGCTAGTTTTGCCGCATAATCTTCAAGTGTAACTTTTGGTTCTTCCTTGGCTTCAGTGGGTTTGGTTTCGATCTTCTCGGGCTCAGAAACTGCGGTCGCAACTTTCGTTTCATCTTGGCCTATTACTTTTTCTGTAATTGGTTCTGGTGCTTTACCTTGCGAAGTTGTAACGGTCTTAACGATCTCTTTTACTAACGGTTGTCCAATGGATGTTTCCATATTGTCTCCTTTATTGTTTTAGTTTTAAAAACCATGCGGTTCAAATTCTATTAGATCTCCAGCTTTCATTACTCGTTTTCAACTCCCTTAACTAAAATTCTATTCAAAACTTGCATAGCTAATTCACTACAATACGGTTCTCGCGTCATTGCAATTTCGAATAGAGTTTTAAGCATTAATGAATGCTCATAGGCTTGTTTATCAAGAATTACTTCTTTAGTTTTTTTAGTAAACACAAATATCTCCTTTATTAATATCTTATACTATTGGCATTATCTCAGATTCAGGTGGCATAACAGGTTGTGCGATTGCCTGATCTACTGGCATCGGCTCAGGGGCTGGTTGTGCTCTTTGTAACAATTGCTGACAATCATCTATAAACTGTCTCAAAAGTTCTAGTCTTTCCTCAGGTACATTTTGCGTCTTACCAAACAAATAATAGCTTTGTGTGGTACTTATACATTGTTCCAAATTCATATACGGTTCAGGACTAGTATAAACCCCGTCATCAATCATTTGGCTAATAATCATATTTAAGTCTTCTAGGCTTGAATTAGCGACGTTCATATATTGCTCAAGATCCGGGAAGTCGAGTAAACTTTTCGCTTGCTCTTGATCGATATATCCCGCCTGAGTAAGTTCTGTAATCTTTTCTAATTTTCCTGCTGGTGTACTTGGTAACATGCTTACAGGCCATGCTTGCATAATATAGCTGTCTTCGTCCAAATCAACGTCTTTCCACTTAATCTTCTCGATAAACTTCTTTTGTTTTACATTTACATAAAGGTTCTTGTTGGTTTCATAGAGATCCCGAGACATATCAATACAAATCTTCGCAGCATCTAAAAAGAACTGCTCCCAGCGTTGCCCTTGGAGTATAAAACGTTCGGATTCAATATCGTTGTATTCTCTAAGTGCTACCCCTGCATTTAATCCGGCTGGCTTTTGTGCCATAGCTGAAAGTTGTGAAACCCCCACAATCTCAAATGCTTTTCTATAAAGATTTTCTAGGTATTGGTACACCTCTTGACTCATCGCTGGAGCTACAAAAGGTTCTGGTTTCACATTCGAATACTTCACAATGCTTGAAATTTCGTTCTGTAAGTGGGCTATATTAATCTGAGACGAGTTTTCTACTAACCACCTAGGTACCGCGTTAAGTTCTATCGCTCGTTGTATATTACGAAGCGTTTTGTTGATTTCTAACTGGATACCTAAAATCTCTTCCGCTATCCCTGTCCCATAAAATCCTACAATCCTTGGACACCAACGAAAGAAAGCGAAAGGAAAGTAATTCTTGTCCCAATCTTCCGAAAATAACGTGCAATTTGAGATACAGATCGTATGTTTACCTTGATCGCCCAAGTGCCACGCTTCTGTAACTTTTATTAAATCCGCGCTGGCGGTGTTATACGAATCTGCACTTACACCTGAAGAGGCCGAGTTAATCTTCTCATCATAGCCTTCGAATGTATTTCTTAAAATATCTCTGGAGACGTACTTTACTTGGTACAGTGTCTGAGGTGTTCCGTACATGCCCTCGGAATCATCTACTATGATCTCATCAATAAGTACTCGCTCGCTTTTCAACTTACCATCTTGGGTAAAGAATTTAAGAGCCCCCGTTCCCATGACCCCCGCATCTACAAAAGCCTTCTGCCCTTCTTTGTAAATCTGCATTTCATAAAAAAGACCTTCGATATATTTGTTTAAGTCTTTGGCTTTTTTTTGCTGCTTCCAGTCCCCACCGGATGTGAGAAACATTGGTTTGGGCTTATTTTTAGAGATCTTGGCCGAGCATGTATCTATGGCTGATTTAACTACATTCAGCGTTAATCGATTTGTATTAAAATTGGCGTTTGCTGTTCGACTATATAGTGATCCGTAGAATCCCATCACTTCCATATTTTGATATAGTCTTGCATACTTGATGTTGTTTAAGTGCCGATAGTTTTGATTCTTGTTAATGTTCTCAACAATTTGATTTACGTGGTTAAAATATGACTCTTCATCTTCTACCCACCATTGAATTTTATACGCCTTCTCAGGGGTGGTCCCTTGCACGTGCTTTGTAACAACCGTGGTCAATTAGCACTCCAAAACAAAGCCTCTTCATCTTCTTTTGCTTTTTCTTGCGTAACAATTTCCTGTGCGGGCTTGATGTGCATCTCTAGCTCTGGAGACTTATAATAATAAACCCCGTTCTTACGAAGCATCTGAATCAAACTTTCAATGTCTTTAATGCTTCGTGTTGGTGTATTACTTTTAGACATTGGTGTCTCGAATGTGTTGAATGGTTTTATAGGTTTGTTGGGTTAGGTGGCCTATTTGCAATAAGTTGTTGACCAGCGTGGGTTTAAGCTTAATGAGCAATCGAAATTCATCGTCTTGCACCCCTAAAGATTGCGCAATAACTTGCGCTTTTTGCTCTGCGGATAAAAATCTTGGCTTGGTTTTACCTATAATCATGGATTAATTTATATTACTTATAAATTTAATGAAATCAATTGTTTTTAATAAAAGCTTGACGTACCGGAACTGTTCTAGTATTGTATATGTATAAACAAGAAAGGGAATTATGAATTTACTTAAAGCTTTATTTGATGATGAGCCCAACCCAAACGATCCGAAAGTTGTGGCAGCCGAAATGATGGTTAGAATCGAGGCCCATAAAAAATGGTTCGAAGAAATGGAGCGTATCCATTTTGTTTTCGGGATGCCTCACCAGTTCGAATCGTTAACCACTTTGACAACGGAAGGTGAGGTATTATGAAATACTTTATAATCATTCTTTTTTTGTCACTTTCCGCCCATGCTAACGTATCGTTAGGTGTAGGTAAGCAAAGAAATTGTAATAAAAAAACCTTGTTTCTAAACCACTCGTATAACTTTAGAAAAGTGCCTTTTTTGTCCGTAGAATCCACGCTAGGCACATATCATAATGGAAACATATTCTCAGGCAATCCTTCGCTATTAACCGAAACAGGGCTAGGTCTTGAGGTTAAAAACAAATACTTTTATGCGAAGTTAACTCAGCAAGTTGGGTATTTATTTGGTCAAAAAATGAAAGTCTTGAATGATAAAGATGAGGTTTTAAGAAAAGGCCGTTTTCAGCTTCCTACCAAAATCAGTGCCGGTCTTGTGGGTGAGAGAGTCAAAGGCGGGGTTTTTTGGAAACATTATTCAAACGGTTCGACATCTAATCTCAACGCCTATCCTGTTGAGTTTATAGGTGTAGAAATGGAGGTGTCATTGTGATTCTACAAGCTTTATCTGCCATTGTAGTTGCGATCGGGTTTTATGTTTTAACCGTTCTACTGTTTTGTATGTAAGACAAAAAAAAACACCAAAGAATCAAAATAAATATTGACACTTATTTACGTAATATTACAGTAAGGTTTTGTAAATATACATAAAGGAGTGTAAATCGTGGGTTATACAAAACTGTTTAATGAAATTCTTTACTCTACAATATGGCAAGAGTCAGATCATACAAGGCTTGTGTGGATTACAATGCTTGCTTTAAAAGACGAAAGGCATCAAGTAATGGCCTCCGTTCCTGGGTTAGCTAAGGCTGCTAATGTTACAAGAGAACAATGTGAGGAAGCTTTACAAAAGTTTTTATCCCCTGACCCTGACTCACGGTCACAAGACTTTGAGGGTCGGCGAATTGAAAAGGTTGATGGTGGTTGGTGGATTTTAAGTGGTGAAAAGTTTCAAAAACGTCAAAGTATCGAAGAAAAAAAAGAACACAACGCAGAGTATATGCGTAAGTACCGAAAATTAAAACAAAATAACAACACCGTAAGTGATAATGTAATAGGCGTAATGAAATGTAATGAAAGTAAGGAAAGTGGTCTACCAGAACAGAACATAACAGATCATAACAGAACAGAAAAGAATCCAATCTCTATCTCGTCCGAAGACGAGGCACCGAGAGAAGAAATTTTCTCTAAAAGCTTTCGTTTGTTCTGGGAACAGTATCCAAAAAAAACTGGGCGTCTTGCAGTATGGAAATCGTGGAAACGAATGAGATTGGATTCTAAAATTGATACCATTCTAAGTGCTTTAGAACTTCAAAAGAGGTCTACTAAGTGGACCGAGGAGGGTGGGAGGTTTATTCCTAACCCACTAACTTGGTTGAATCAAGGGCGTTGGGATGACGAGGTTCGAGTTGAAAAAACACAAAAAGAGAAAATCAAGGAGGCTTTGTTATCATGACACACGATGAATTTTCAGAGAGTTTTAGTCAACTTTGTAATGCTTTTACGGTTCAAAAACCAGAAAACAAATCGAAGATATATTTTGAAAAGTTAGAAAGACTTTCCGACTCAACCTTTCAAAAAACATGTAGTTTTATAATTGAAAACGAAGATAAATTTCCCTCAATTCTAAAATTAATCACAGTTAGTCGCATGTTTCCAGATAAGTACAATCAATTTTCAACACACTGCGACCAGTGTTATGGAAGTGGCATGGTGTCTATGTGGCGTCATGGATTTAGGTGTGTATGTTTAAATGGAGAAAGAATATCGAAAATGATCGCTTTAGCACCACAAAGCTTTGAAGAAAAAAAAGCGATGTATCAAATCTTAAATCAAGAGCATCAAAAACTTTATGGGGAAGATAAGTTTTTACCGAGAGAAGGTAAAAAAGCAATCTTAAACAAACCTCTTGATATTGTGGACAAGGCCCGCGCTTTGTTTGGTGGAACAATTGTAAGGGAAATAAAATAAATAATAAGTTGACATTCTGGAATAGTTCTAGTATTCTTATTTCAAGAACATAAAGAGAGGAATTTATGAAGAATGTAGATTGTGACTATTGCGATGATCAAGAATATGGAAACAACGGGGATGCTTGCCCACATTGTAACTACGAGAAAGTAGAACGTAGCCGAGCGATTAATTGGGAACCTGAAGAAGAAAAAGAATATGACAACATGGATGGGAGATAATTATGGGACTATTAGAACAAAAAAAAGAGATTGAAAAGAAATTGGAATTTTTTACCATGGATCATGACAAGAAAGTCCTTGCAGCTTATATTAGCGATTCTGACGGTACTTTACATATGTATAACGAAAAGTTTGAGACAAAAGAAGAATGTGCCGAAATGTGTAAATGGTATTTAAATATCGTGGGTGAATTATGAGTCGTATCGGCGAACAAATGCCTGATGATGTTTGGTGTGGTCGCGATTTAAAACAATCTGACTTACCCAGATTAACAAACGGATATGACCATGTTGTCTCTTTGCTCCACGGAGAAAAGTGGTGGTCGTGGCGTGAACTCTCAGAGGCTACAGGGATGATGGATGCTAGTATCAGCCGTTATTACCGTTATGCGAAACAACGTGGTTTTATTGGCGAGAAAAAGAATTTTGGAAACGGACTTTTTAAATACAGACTAAAATTTAAAATTTTGTACGAGGCAAAATAAAATATGAAAAAAACTTGCAATACTAGAAAAGTTCTAGTAGATTCTAAACATATGAATATACAAACAGGACTACAGCTAAAAGCGTTTCGTTTACTTCTGCCGAGACAATTCCGTTCACAGGAAAAGTTTGCTGCCCAGATTGGGTACACAGCGAAACAAATCTCGAATGTGGAAAGAAAGAATCTGAATTTGTCTGAAGAATTAATGGAAGTAATTGAGAAGTTTAAAACGAAGAAAAAGTACAAATAAGAAAGGGCCTGTGACTAGCAGGCCCCAAAGAAAGGAATTACTTGAATGTCCAATATAACAACGCAAGAAAATAAAAGCAAATCCATTGTTGGGAGTATTTTGTCCGGTATTACCCAAGAAAGAAAAGAAGAGGCTTACAGGTCCCCTCTACGTATGAGTGCGTCTGGAAAATGTGCCAAGGCTATCGCGTATCAGTATCACAACTTTCCAGCTGAGCCTTTATCCTCAAGAGCGTTGATGGTTTTTCGATTAGGGCATACGATAGAATCCGAAGTTAAGGCCTTAATCGCCAAATACTGCTCACATTTAAACATTACCTACCCAACTGACACAATTACTTTAAAAGTTGAAGGTACAGAGATTCAAGGCCATGTAGATGGCCTTATAGACGAAGATACTGTCCTTGAAGTTAAGAGTATTAATGGTATGCGGTTTAAGATGTTAGATCGTGAAGGTGTCCCAGAGGACTACCGCAAACAAGCCACAAGTTACATGAACGCATTAGGTAGAAAAAAAACGCTGTTTATCTTTTACTGCAAAGATACATCACATCTTCGAGAGATGATTTTCGAATATGATCCAAACTATATGGCAGAAATATACAACCGCTTTGCCAGTGTAATACGTTCACAGAAGGACAATCTACCAGATCGGGAATACGTACCTTTAAAATCTGGTCAACTCCCTTGGCAATGTTCCTACTGTAGTTTTACGGCGATTTGTTGGCCAGATTATGAATTGAAATTTGATAAAAATAATAAACCGCAATGGATAAAGAAAGGAAAATAAAATGAACTTGCGAGAACTACATTCAGACGACAAAGAAATATACACAGACCACTTAATTAATGCCCCATGGTTTGCTGCGAAAGAAATGTACGATCATGTGAGTAATATCCCTCAAGAGCGTATTTATGAGGCCATGAATGAAATTGATAATGCTATTCGACTACTGGCGTTAGCAAAAATAGAGTTAGAACAAAGAAAACAATAAAGGAGAATAAAATGAAATTTGTAATACAACAACTAGAACAACAAACAGTTCAAACAAAATACGGCCCTAAACAAAAGTTTAGATTTACAAGCAATGGTCAGACTTTTGATGCGTGGGCTAAAAAAGGTCATACAGATCGTTTTGCGGTAGGTTACTCATTCGAGGCAGACCTTGCAGGTAAACCATATAAAGGCGTTGATTCTGTGCAATGGCCCTCTAATCAGTCTTATGGTGAACCTAAGTTTCAGCCTTCCAACACACAGATCACGGATGCGGTTAAAATACAGTTGGATAGAATGGAAAAAAAGTTGGATAAGTTGTTAGATGTTCAAATTCCAAGAACTGTAGAGATTATTAGAACTAATGCTTCCCCAAATGCTCAATGGAGCGAACCCCAAGACTTACAAATGCCGTTTGATGGTGACCCAGCACCTACGGATGATGATAGACCGTATTAATATGGAAGTTACAGACCAAGAATTACTAGCAAGAGCAGAAGTTGTGGCTCTTAAAACGAGAGGATACCAAACTTATGTTTTTGCGCTTGAAATATATAAATCTGATTCTAAGGCTTTCCTTGCTCAAATTAAGATTGCGATTCGTGCTGCGGTTGAAAAGATTTCTGAAACGGAACTTGAAAGTCGCGCACTTGCTTCAAAAGAGTGGCAAAATAAAAACAGAAAATACCAAGAGTATCTCATGAAAGCAGGGAAGGCCAAGATGGAATTGGAAGAGGCGGTCGTAAGGTATGAGGCGATGAGAAGTGCGTTAAGTAGTAGAAAAGCAGAAGTTAAAAGTTTTGGAGGATAAAATGATTGTAATCAAAAATGTAGGGTTAGAGTTAGGCGTTTCTACGTTAAAAGAAATTGAAGATGCTTATTCAAAAGTTGCATCCTTTTATAATTCTACATACCCAAAGAAAAACATTATATTTGGGACTGAGGATTCTTTGATAGATGAAGATCTGAACCTTGTTTACACAGGTGAAAAAATTCCGAAATATATTCCTGATTTTTTAAACGAACAATTAAAGATTTTAAAACTTTATATTGATAAGAGAAAGGTGCAAAATGAATAACTTCCCAGCATGCCGTTCTTGTTTATACTTTTTCTGCGATGACAGCGTTGGTAGCTGCGTTAACATTGAAAAAGTAGAAGCAGAAACTTTTATTATTTTAGATCCAGACAAATTCTTTTGCTCCGAACATAAAACAGAAGATGGCCCGACGTTTGTGAAAAGGGAGAAATAATGGAACCAGAAGAAATTGGAGCAACAATCATGGGATTTTTTACTGGAATTATTTTAATGGTTATTTTTCTAATGTTTTATGACTGTGGAAAGAAACAAGGGATTAGAGATTGTCAAAAACACTCTGTTTCAGAAAGTTGTGAAAAATGAAAACAAGAAAAGAGTTGGTGGAGTTTTTATGATTGAGAACGCTTTTATTTGTAAAAAATGTGTGACCGTTACTTTTATTGATCCGGTTTCAACGATTTGCTCTGTTTGTCTTAATCCATTGATAATTATGGCTGAAGATAAAAAAACGAGTCTGGTTAAATTAAGCAGATATTTTCGTGATCTAGCGAGTGATGTTTCAAATTTAGAATACACTATCTCAAACATGGAACGTGAATTTGAAAGGTCTTATGAATAAAACTGAAAGGACTAAAATGACGCACACGAAATTGCCTTTTACTTATGACAAAGAATACGCATCAATTTATGATGCTGATGGAGTAATTTTAGCAAAGATTTCATTAGGTCAACATTCTCCAATTCAAAAAATGGTTGACGCCATCAACACCCACGTAGATCTTTTAGAAGCAGCGAAGGATGCGTGTTTGATGTTAGAGGAGATTAGCAATGTTCTTAAGGTGATAAGTAAAAAAATACCCGACATAAAAGACTCTGAAAGATTTCTTAAAATCATGGATGCGATCAAGAAAGCTGAGGCGAAATGAAACGAGTTTGGATCTGCAATGAGTGCAACTATAAACAATTTGGGTCAGAAAAAACAGGAGAAGGCCATGATCCAATTGATTTCAAATGTCAAGGCACCCTAGAACCATACGTCAGTGTGGATAATCTTACAGGAGAAATACAAAAAATATGGGAAAAGTTTAAAGCTAACTTTGAATGTTCTGATTCAGACTCCGAACAGAAAAAATTAGTTCGTTTAAGTAATTTTGTATGGGTATGTAAATTTAAAACTTCAATTCTCAAAACCGTGAAGCAGGAGGGGTGAATGAGTTATACAAATATAAATATTCCTAGTCTTTTTGATAAACAATGGGTGCAGTATGAAGAAACCGCCATTCTTAATTTGAGAATCAAGATACTCTCTGATCGTTTGTCAGAAGTCATAAAAGATTTAGAGAACATACCAAAAGCAATCAATGAGTATGGATATGTTGATATTTCTTATGACAATGAGTGTGTTCGATTAGTGAAGAAGGATGAATCCAAATGACCTTCCTGAAACAACTCTGGTGCGGGTGGAAGACGGGGCATTTTTATGAAACAAACTTAGATGGATATTATGTTGAGTTTGTATGTAAGTGTGAAAAAAAGAGTCACAAAAAACTTTTGTAACAACGCCTACGGGCAGGAAAGGAAAGTAAAATGGAAAAAAGAATAATTGAAATAAATGGTATCAAAATGGAACTTGATCTTAGGACGGCAACAGTCTCAGATGTAGAGACTTTTTGCGTTGGAGATTTGGTAAAGATTTTGATTAAGGAATATTCAGAAACCTACAAGTCTTACGCAGGAGTTATTGTGGGATTTGATAACTTCAAAGAAAATCCTACGATCAGCGTTCTGTATATAAAACAGGATTACTCTAAGTCAGAGTTGATGATGGAATATATCAATAGCTTTAATAAAAATGCTCAGATCATAAAAGCGTCTGAAGACGATATTGGGTTTTCAAAAGACACTGTATTGAGACATTTTAATAAACAAATAGAAAATTTAGAAATGGCCAAAGTTGTTGCCGAACAACAGAAAGATTTGTTTTTGAAGTATTTCAATAAACCTATTGAATTGCATGAAAAACAAGAAAATCAGGTTGCATAAAACAAGTTTCCCATCGTGCCAAGGCATAATGGGACGTAGCCCCGTTAGAAAGGTGAAGATGAACGAATATAAAATATTATTTGATTATGGATCTTTTGAAGGAATGAAGTTTTATAATGAGAAGACTTTTAAAAGTGTTGATGAAGCTGTGAAATTTGCGGTGAGACTTGGCTATGGTACTCCTTTTTTAATTGTACAAATCATGTGGAATCCAAATGACTTCCATTGCGGAAGGAGAGAAATGAACAAAGAAAAAATAATAAATAAAGTCAATTTTGCTTTTGCTATGGATTGTTATGATTGTGGATGCCGATTCAGATTTATAAATGAAGAAAATATTATAGGCAATATGTGTTATTGCATTAAATGTGGTTCAAAGAATTTTGACTGTTTTGAAAACAAAGAAAATCCATATCTTTCTAAAGAGCAAATAGAGAAAATTGAAAAAGCCGAAGCTACGTGGGGTGAGCATGTAGATGTACGGGAAGATCGTACAACTGAGGATGAGATTTTGAAATATGCAAAAAAAACATGGGATCACCTAGTTAAAGTTTCAAAAGATGAAACAATTAAATCGTTAAGAGAAGAAATTTCTCTGGGATATAAAGAACACATAGCGTTGCAGGAGAAGTACAATAAGTTGGAACAAGAAAACAAAGAATTAGAAAAAGCCGTGGATGAGCTTTATGAAATGACTACTAGCAATCTTATTGCAAGGGAGGAAACCAAATGAGAACGCCAAGTTATTATTTATGTCATTGTTGCTTTGAAGTTTTTAGTCATGACCATGAAGGACATTGCAAAAAATGTAATACGAAAATAATAAACCTTTTTACCATAGAAGATTTTAAATCCAATCACGAGGCTTTGGTTAAGGCTGCGAAGGAAGCTGAAGTATTTATTAGGGCAATTTTAACATCAGAATCTAAAGATGAATGTTTCAGAATTCTTGTTAATTTAACAAATGCCCTCAACGCAGCGGGGGAGAAGGAATGAAAGACTTACTCCAAGAACTTATTTTTTGGTCGGTTATTATACTTGCAGCCATTTGGTTGTTTGTGAATTTATGAAAAAGAAAGAATATGAGATCAACTATTATGTAACAGGCGAGTTAATGTGGCCACCAAGATTGGTACCATGTATTTTAGTTAACGAAACTAAAACCGTTTATATGAACGCTAAAGAATTACGAAAACTTAAAAAGGAATTAAAATTAAAATGATCCTCCTCCACATCGAACAAGAGCTAATAGACGCTGCTGTACTATATGAGCCTGAGGTTGAGGTGTATGACAGGTTTGTGGATTGGGAAAGGTTGGAGGAATATGAAGAAAAAAAATCGTGTTATTTTATACAATGGTAAAAAAATAAAAGTGCCTCTTGGTAGAAAGCATTTCTCAGAATTTGGAATAAATGAAAATGAATTTCAACTACTAAAAAATACCTTTAAAGAAGGTGAAACAGTAAAAATTAAAATATCAGGTATTTATGAAGTTGAAAATGGTTTGATTAAAATAAAGTGAGGAAGGAATATGAAGAAAAAAAAGATAGATGATGAAAAAATAGAAACAGATCTTTGTGGAAACAAATCGTACATTAAAGAAAAAAATGGGATAAAATATAAAGTCTTTATTATGTTTGATGGTAATGAAGTATATGCTCCATTAGAGCTTTGGGAAAAAGTTGTATCAACACCATGGGTTAGAAATAGATGAGGAATCTATAAATGAAAAAACTTCACCCAAGATTCAAACGTAAACCTTTCAAAAACAAATACGCACCCAAGGTCCAATACGTGTATAATTTTCAATCGGCAAAATTAAAACATGTTGGACAGATTACGATGTGGCAACGAGAGGAAGAGATTTTATTATCCTACCTAGCACCTAGTCCTGAGTTTGTAGAGGTTCGTAAATATAAGCAGTGGGGGAATGTATGAACATACTAAGACGTTTAAAACAGATGGTTTGTTGTCATAGCGATACCTATGCTGTGTATATATCCGCCGACCCTACATCCAGCATAGACGTTAAATTAATCACGGTTCGATGCCATTGGTGTAGTAAAATTACTTCGCAGAAGATTATAAATCAACCATTGCTAATGAAAGTGATTAAACCATGACCTCAATGAAACCATCCACTAAAACAACAAAGGAGTTAAAAATTGATTGGAGCTTATAGCTTAGGTAGCAGAGAGTCGCGCTCTCATTTTTGGTTCGATTCCAAAATATAAGTTCCAATGAGTTTTTAAAATGAAAGGTTAAAATATGACAACAATAGAAGATTTAAAAAAAGAAATTGAATTAAGGCTGGAAAATATTAAAAATAAACCGTTTTCAGTCGGAAGGCCATATGAAGATGCTTGGTCTATGAAAATTTATCAAGCTTTACTACTTTATATTGATGATGGAAAATCTTGGTTTCCTAAAGGCTCCAATGACTAAAGTAATGAAACCATCCAAGATATTTGTGTGTGAGAAATGTAATAGAGCTTTTTTCCCAGATTTAAGTAATTACGCTAATTTTATTGGTGGACATTCTCGTTGTTTTGGTGATCTTCAAACATGCGTCCCTACCAGCGCAGTGATCGAGATGATTGAGGAGCGGATTGATAATCTCAAAGGAGCGATTTATAGAGAAATGAAAGGTACAACTTATCCTATGCCTGATTATATTATTGCAAGATGTAATGAACTAGAATCTTTAAGGGAACAGATCGAGGAAATAAAATGAAACAATGCTCAATCAAAAACTGTGATGGGGTCTCATGGGCTAAAGGCATGTGTCGGAATCACTACAGTAAGCAACGTAGAGAGTCTCAACGTGTGCCTGAGCTAAAGAATGTTAAACAAAGCAAAGCGTCTAAAGAGATGTGGCGAAAAATTAGGGAGGCGCAGAGGGAACAATGAAAAACTATCAATTTTTTTGTATTATGGGGATGTTATCTTTAATACTTGGAAAAGATGAAAAGGGGATTGGATGGATTGTTATTTCAACAGCTTTCTTGATTTTGCTTTTAATCGATATTATTTTTTATAATGGTTTAATGTTTGACTAAAGAAGAAAAGAAGTTTTGCGAGTGGATACGTAAAAAAGAGTGCTGCGTATGCCATCAAGGGAATTGGAACAATCAACTAGGCGAGTGGGCGAATACTGTTAGTCATTTAAAAACAAAAGGCTCAGGGGGGAAGACATTTGGAAACGTAGTCTCTATGTGTATCCCGTGCCATCGTGCGTGGGAAGATGGTGCTAAGAGTAAGAAAGAGTTATATCTAGAGTTGGCAAAAATACAGGTAGATTTATTTTATTCGAAGGAACAATGAAAATAATTTGTAAAGCAACTGAGTTTGAGATTCGGGATCAGATTGTAGACTTCCTACGCAAGAAACAAATATTCTGCTGGTTAGACCGTCAAGTTGTTCGTAAACCAACAAAAGGCACTTCCTCAAAATCTAAAGGTGTTCCAGATATATTAGGAATACTTCCAGATGGGACCTTCTTAGGAATAGAAGTAAAAACAGAAGACGGGAAGGTTAGACCTGAGCAGAAGGCTTTTATTGAGAGAGCGCAAAGCCTCGGTGCCATGTGTTTTGTTGCTAGATCTTTATACGATGTTATTAAACGCTTTCCTTAGAATCTTAGTCCTACAGTAATATACACGCCATCTTGGTAAGCAGCCCCTACGTCAAATGGGCCCAACAAATTATAAGAAGCACCCACGAGATAATTATTAATATCGATAGGATTAACTCCGGCATATACGAGAAGTTTTTTTTCATTGAGTCCTACTGTTTTTTGTGTTGTTTCTTTGACTACTTCCTTGGAAGTTTCTACATCTTTGGATTTATCGTGGGAGTCGGTAACAATTTTAATCATGCCATCTTTGTAAATAGTTTTGACCTGATGTTTAATCACATCACGATTGACGATCTTCTCAACCTCAACAACCTTCTCAACCTCTTTGATTTCAATCTTTGTTGGCATGAAAAAGTAAACAGAAGCACCGGCAATAAGAAGGCCGGACAAAAAGGCGTATAATGTATATCTATTCAGCATCAGGCGCTCTTGGAGTTTTGACATCCCTGTACCCCTGAACACCTACAGAGCCAAGGACAGCAAGAGCATACATAAATTGTAGTTCGGAATTTAAGCCAACTTTGTGAAGGATAATGGAAAGAAAAGCACCAAGGAAAATGGCGTTGATTTTTTTACTGTTTACAACACTTCGAAGCCCCCGTGTCCAGCTTTGTCGCCTATCTTCCATTGCTCATTCTCGTTCTATTGGGTTTGAAACGTAATTCTAGGACATTGTCAACATTAAGAGATTGATTGTCAACCTTAGCCAACACATCAAACTCATGGTTATCGGGGTCATAGTGCCACCGTGAATTGATTTGATCTAGTAAAAACTCCGCTCCATTAAAACCTGATTTCTTTGGATAGAAAAACCGGACACTTTTTTTATCAGCAGAATGAACCACGACGACATCATCTAAAAACTCTTGGCTTGTATGTAAATAATCCTGAACCATTTTTTGAAATAGTAAGGGATAATTTACAATTACGTCTTGATATTCGGCTTCGCAAAGAATCATACAAGCTCCAAAAGTTTATGCGTTCGAGCTATCCAGCCTTTTAAAAAAACCAATTGTGTCGGGTCGTTGACTGCAATATTTACGTAGGTTTTCTGAGTTTCAAAGATAAAAAACAAAAGAAGTTTTCTAGGGTTCATCGCATTTACAGCTTGTAAAGTCACCGGACCAAATATGCCATCTACTTTTAACCCTAAAATCTTCTGTATCTGCTCTGTAACCTTGCGTGTGCCACGATTAACCCCTTGATCAAACAAGGCGAGGCATAGATTAATATTATCAACCTCAGACAGTTTTAAACGGTCCCAGTACAAGTCTTTATAAATTCTCTTGGCTTCTTCTTGCGTCAAAGACTTTACGTCTTCCTCTGTTACAGGATGACCACGGTAGTCTGAAAGTGTGTAAATGGTAATCCCGAATTTTGTAGCGTCGCCTTTGTCATTTGGATGATCTACATATCCGCCCTCTGTTTTAAGTATGTTGGAAAAAGCAACATCAAAAAACAGATTATGTTTAGTCATTTTTTATCTTCCACTCGATCGAGCCTTTTTTCGTGAGCTTCAATTTTTGTTTCGATTCTTCCAATTTCAACTCTGATGCTTCCGAGTTTATCGTGAATTGATTGTAGAATTGTGGGCGCACGTTCGTCCAAGCGAGTATCAATCGTGGACAAAGCTGTCCGATAAGATACGATCCCCCCAACAATGATACCACCAAAAGGGACGGCAAGAACAATCGCAAGAAATGTTTTAAGTGAGATGGGATTGTGTTCGAGATCTCGTAATAGAAGACTACCTGTCGTCTCGACATTCTCACTACCACAGGGATGACTTCGTTTATATTTATCTTTTTCATTCACTCTTCCCTACCAATCGCCAGTCGTGATAATCGCAGAGCGAGCAACGCACTTCTCGTTGTGGCATTCCTCGAAGTCGTCGTTTTTTACCAGTATCATAGAGCTTAGAGGAACATGGTTTTGATCCGTAGAGTAATTTTTTTGGACATTCGAGAGGTATTCGACCATCAATTGACCCGATAGAAAGGTCTGTAGTGACTGCCGCCACGCTTGCCCATTCGGGCCATTTGAACATTGTGCCATTATTTGCTATTTTCATGAAAAGTATTTATTTTAAAGTAAAGCATACAATGAGAGATTATAATTATGAGTGAATTCGAAGTCAAAGAATCATTGGAAAAAGCGATCCGGTTAATGGGTGGCGAACTATCCAAACTAGAAGATGAATCCTTAGATGGGGCATTGGATACCAAATCCGTATGGTCACTCACCACAATTGCCAAAACTCTTTTATCTATTCATAAGCAATCAAAAGAACATCCAGAAGATGAAGAAGACTTTTCAAGTCTAACCCCGGAAGAAATCGACGTTTTAGCCAAACAGACCGTGGAATCCATGAAAGAAAAAATCAAGTGAAGTGTGTTTTCCGCGCCCCTTCCCCCGCTGATATAGATTTTATCTTTAATTCGTGGCTTGAATCCTACCGAAAAACCGAAACCAAAATGTCGAATACGGTTTATTATGACAAATTTAAAAAAATTCTCACAACTATTTTTCAAAAAGCCCTCGTATTGGTGGCGTGTTCTGATCAAGAAAATGACCAAATTTATGGATATATTGTGTACGAGGCTACAGACCCTCTCATTGTGCATTTTATTTATGTAAAGTATGTTTATCGGCGTGAGGGGATTGCTGGAGAGTTACTACAAAAAGTCCGCAAATCATCCGACCCCGTGGTGTGTACGTTTGCAAATTACCCGTTTCTAAAACTAAAAATAAAATGGAGGCTAACGTATAACCCATGGCTAAGATAGATGAATTAAATGTAGAATATACCGAACTATGTACCAAACTCGGGAGCGTTGTTTATCATATCGACACTCTTGAAAAAGAAAAAGAAAGTATTTTGTTGCAAATCAATGAAATAGAAAAACAAGCGAAGTTATTAAAGGAGAATCAATGAAAAGTTTAAAAGTCATTAACGCGGTTTATGTAGATACAGAAGAGAAATTTTTTAAAGATGACAAATATGGAATTAAAATCGTTGAGGTATCAAAAGTACCGATGGTTGAAATTACGTATAAAAGAGACGGACAAAAAGTCCTTGTTCCATTTTCTAATGTTGCTTATTTGAAATGAGTTTAGAAAGTCAATTTAGAAAAGAAATTCTAGCTCGTGCAAAAGTTAAAAATCTAATTGATAATAATTTTCCCGCGCAAGCGGCTTTCATTCGTGACCCTGCAAGATTAAAAGCAGCACAATGTACACGACGTGCGGCAAAGTCTTACGCGGATGGGATAGGACTGTATGAGGCGGCCTTAAGTCAACCTGATGTTTCGTGTCTTTATGTCGGATTAACCCTAGAATCAGCGCGTAATATCATGATTAAAGATATTATGATGCCGTTGAATGAAAAACATAATTTAGGTGCAAGGTTTAATGAAAGACCGTTAAAAACAACTCTCCCTAACAACTCCGTGATTTATTACATGGGTGTTGATTCTAACGAAAAAGAAAAAAGAAAGATTTTCGGACAGAAATACAAACGGATTGTAGTGGATGAGGGAGGGGCGTTCTCAACCGATGCTAAAGATTTAATTGAGAATGTGTTACGCCCATGCACAATCGATTATCATGGGGATATTTGGTTTACAGGGATGCCTACAAATCGAATCAATAGTTTCTTTTTTGATGTGACCAATGGGAAAGTTAAGGGTTGGTCTGTACATAAATGGTCAGCACTTGAGAATCCTTACATCAAAGAGAAATTTAAAGCCGATATCGATGAAATGATTTCTGTAAATCCGTTGGTTGTAGAGACACCGGGATTTCGACAAATGTATTTGAATGAGTGGGTCGTGGACCTCTCCGCCCTTGTTTATAAATTCAACGAAGAAAGAAACTTGGTTGACGAGTTACCTATTGCAAATAAACCATGGAATTATGCCCTAGGTGTAGATTTGGGTTATGAGGACGATACCGCGTTCTCGATTCTTGCGTGGAATGAAGATATACGCGAGTTATACGGGGTAGAATCGTTTAAACAGAAAGGCATGGATCTATTTGAGGTTGCAGAAACAATAACGTCTCTTAAGTCGAAATACCCATTCTGGCGTACCATTGTGGACGGATCGAACAAGCAAGCTGTCGAAACCATGAGAAAGCGTCTTGGACTGCCGGAGTTACAGGCGGCTGAAAAACAAGGGAAAGCTGACTTTATTGAGATTCTTAATTCTGAATTAATTCAAGGTCATATTAAATTGATTAAGTCTAAAAACGATCCTTTGATTAAAGAATGGCAGGAATTAATCTGGGACCCTAAAAAAGAAAGACAAGAACATTCGGCATGTGCTAATCACTGCGCCGACTCTTGGCTTTACCCATGGAGATTTTGTTATAACTATTTATTTAAACCGGTGGTACCAAAAGTCATTCCAACGGATGTAGAAAAGGTTGAAAGTTGGTGGGAGGATCAAGCCGATCAGGTCGAAGCCAAACGCGATGCTTCATTTTGGGAGAAAGACTGGGCTTGACGTTCTTTAGCAATCCGTTTGCGAGGGTTACATACCTTTTTAGGAGGACCTGCGTAGTATCCTTTGTTATCAATGATAATTTCATCAATGCCGTAAGCAGCAAGAACCGATTTTAAAAGATAATAATGGGTGTTGTTTTTTTTTAATTTAAGCGTGTTGAAAACCAAATCATGCAACTTTCCTCGTCGTATTCTCGCCCCAATATCGTTTTTGATGAAATAAGGGATCACAGCGTGAAGTGCGTTAATCTTTATTTTTATTTCTTGTGGCGTTAAATACCGCAAGGCTCTGATTTTATCAGGTGTGTTTAGGTATCTCATTTTTCTGTAAAAATATCTTTTCCGTCAAGAACGCTTTGCAAGGTCGTAATAATACCATCTAAAAAGGCCATCTGTGCAATCGCTTTTTGTTTTTCTTGTTGGGCTTTTTTAAGATCTTTTTCTAATTCTTCTTGTGTTTTCATACCATGCCCTCAAAATGATCTGGATCTACTAACTTTATAATCATCATAAGCGATTTTCCTAACCATGTTAAGTTTCCTTGATTTCTTGCCAAAATCTCCGACACTGTATCATCCTCAAACCCAAATGGATCACCTGTTTTAACCATACACAGATCAAATAAATCTCCACAAATTACATTACCTAACTGATCGATAGATACAGCAATCCGCATTATTACCTTCGCAAAGTAATCCATATTTTTCTCAACGATGGAGTAGAAAACGGAGACCAAAAAACCAAACGGGTAAAAAATGACCGATAGAAAGAT